ATTGACTTATAAAGATCACCTTGGAACCAATAAAAAGAAAACAGTAAAAACTGAAGAACTGTGCAGGCAACTTGGTTCATTTACACAAACTACAGATGTAATAGTTCCTCATGGCTGCAGACAAATAAAAGAAACCAACGAGTATATGGTACTAGCATTTATTAATCCAGAATTTGTTGGGGATCATCTGTTAAAATGGGGCAGCCGAGAACGTGAAGAGTATGGCGATCCCCCAGACTTTATTGAAAATTTGGGCGACAGTATTAAAAAGTTTTCTGTACCCTATCCTCCAAGTTGCTCTATTGTTGTGGTAGCTAAACAGAAAGATAATCGCTTTAATTTCGTAAACCTCTACCAATATGCACTCGATTCTTATCCATTGGATATGACCAAAGTAAAGTTATATAGATGGCCATTCAGTAATATGTATGAAAATGGAAGATGCTGTATTGGTAATATTGTAAGGTCATATACAACGATCGAAAGTCTTGCTTCTATTCCTACTACTATTTTCCATGGTGTAGGAAATACCGATCTTAGTTCCGTACGTACAAGTAAAGTTGCAGGATATCGAAACGGGTATGAAGTAGTAAAGTCAATCGCAGGAAAAACTTCATTCCCGAAAGAAGTTTTGTATTATTATGCGGATCTTCAAGGTACACTCAGTGCTTTAGCTAATAAAAATATATATTAAATAATAATAACAAAGCAAATAAGGAAGTAATTGAAAGGAAGTGCCTAATATGTCTAATGCAACAAAAATCGAAACCTCTGAACTCCCTGCTGAATCTAAAGCAGGAGTTGTAACTTATGGCGGTACACGGGGCTTTTCTAGAGTAACCCCGCTTGCTCCCCCGGTTACTACCTCTGACCCCAAAACTGACGAGATTGCCAAATCCATAGCAGAACAGGCGGTAAAAGCGTTTATGCAAGCAAATGCCCAGGTTGTAGGTAGCCTGGAAGAAGCTATGGCACTGGAAAATCCTAAGCCAGATGTATATTTTATGACCCGTAAAGGTCTTGCCTGCAGAAAAACCAGAGTACTTAATGGTAATACTTTTACATTCACGGATATCGTTACTGAATGTCCCTTGCTCGATACTTTAACTCCTACGGTAGGATATTCAATTAAAAATAAAATTCCTAAAGAGTTGTTGATTGAAATAATCGGCAGCTTCTATCGAATCGTTAAACGTTCAGGTGATGAAGCTGCAGCCCAGATCTATCGGAAAGATGCTACCGGAGAATACTTCATTTATTATCCGAAACAACGTATTTCCAGTGCTCACGTTGCGTATGATGCTGATGAAAATTTGCTCGAACTAAGAAAAGAAAACCATCTCATTATGGAACTCCATTCCCATAATACCATGGCTGCATTCTGGTCCGGTACTGACGACAATAATGAAACTGAATGTGGACTTTATATGGTAATCGGTACCTTCGGACAAGACAGTGCAACCTATAAATGCAGAGTAAAAGAAGATAAAACTTATATCAACTTCCCTGCATATACAGTATTTGATATGACTCCTGAAGAAGAAATCGAGATCTTCAAGAAAGAAAACTTCTCTGAGGGAAATCCTGAGATCGAAACTAAATTGACTGCCCCTGTAATTGCTCGTAGCGCAAGCTATACCTTTGGTCGTTATTCCGGGGATATCGATTACTCCGAGTATTACAGCGGAAGATATGGCGACCTGTATGGCGATTATGACTGGAGAAGAACTCGCCGGAACACCTCATCTACAGTATCTTCCCGTTCCAACACGGCGTCCTACCTGTCTTCTTTTCGCTGGGATAACTCGTATAGAGACAGCAAAACTAATAAGTATTATTCTATTGATGGTTACATGTGGTCTGCTGCTGGTAGTGGTTGGGTTAAAGATCCTCGGCCATTAGAAGAACAGATAGATGGGTATAAAGCCTATATCTCCGAGATCTATTCTGATGAAAACTTGACCGGAAAAAAGTTCGCAGACAGAAAAAAGCTCGCCGCAAGAAAGCTTCTGGCGTACATAACAGCGAGCGAGAGTGCGGAAAAGGAAGAAAAGATAGAAAGACCAGGAGAAAACATTCCAACAAGTATAGATCCCAAAGACTTTTCTAACACGGAAGAGTTTGAGACTATGCTTAAAACCCATGTGGAATCCCGTGTCTTTATCACTAATGCTATAACTAAAAATATGAATAGACCTGAATACTACGATCTTGAAATTGACGCCAATATACAAGATATCAAAGACGTTGAGTTCTTTGCTGATAGCGCCATTATGTATGAGCTGTTCACCGATAACGAAAAAATCCGCCTTGCTCAATTCTTTGATCTCACTGTTCCCGAATTTGCAAAAGCATTCTGTGCAAACAAAGAATATACAGCAGAAGCTACCAGCGCGTTCTACTCTATTCTTTGTGTACCCAAAGAATGCTGGCCTGCAATGATCAAATATGCAGATGAATCTATGGCATCTCTCGGTTTTACTAAGGAAACAATCAGTGAATTCTTCGAGATCCTGGATTTTGAAAATGTTGACTGGCAATATAATGCATCGGTCTCTATTGACTTAAAATAATAATATGGGAGGTATTATTTAATGTTAGACCTTACTAAACTTTTCCCGGTAGCAATACCTAAGGGGTTTTCCGAAAGCTCTCTGGAACATATACTTAACCATCCGCTTGTCCAGGCAGCTTCTACCCAAGATGTAATATCCCAAATATTTAAAAGTATGGATACTATCCATATTGTTCAAATCGGTGCAGGTGGTACCGGTGGATATGTAGCATCTAATCTTCTTCGACAATTAGGCAGTATGCACCCTCTGCTCCAAGATCGAATCTACTACTGGCTCATGGATGGTGATGAATTTGAAGCCAAAAATATGGGTCGGCAATTATGTACTGAAGATGACCTCGGAGAAAATAAAGCAGAAGTATTGATAAATAAATATGGTGAGTTCTATGGCTGTAATATGGATCATCTCTTTGCTATTCCAGAATATCTCACTGATATATCCCAGCTTATTGCTGCTAATGCTATCCCAAGGTATACCCCGGATCCTACAGCCTATACCAAGCGCGGACTATCTGATCTATGGAGCGGTACGCTATATAACTGTGAATTTACGCCATATGCAAGTAGAGAAAACGCTGATAACTGTAAAAAGATACGTGAAGCCTTGCAGCTTGAAACTGTTATCCCGTGCCATTCATCCACCTATCCAACAATCATCTTTATTGATTGCGTAGATAAAAATGCTCCTAGAAAAATAATCCATGATTATATGCAGCAATATAAAACATGTAAATCCTGTTATCAAAGCAATTCGGTTTTCTGCAACCGACTGAAAAACATACTGCACTTTGACGATTTACCAGCGGCCTTTGCTACATTTGTTAATAATGGAGACGCGTATAAAATTATGAATAGCGAGCTGCGAAGTCTACGTCGGTGTATCGGGTCTAATATCTATCTTATAAGTTCAGGTAACTCTCAATATACTGGCCAGGTATATTGGGGAAGAATATCACAGTTCTTTCCAGATCAACCTGCCGCAACTTATTCCGATATCATGACTCAGGGAGATCCAAAAGAATATTCTCTGGCCAATCTCTTAACTGCTATGGCTAAGTATAATGGTTCCTCAGAGAAAAATACGGGTATGAGGTCTCTGTATGAAAACAACCGGGTACTGGAAATAGTTCCTAATTTAACTGTACGTAAATGGGAATCCATCCCGGATGTAATCACTGAGAATCCTAACTATTTCAAATCACTCTTCATGTCTGTACCAACTCCTTATGAGAGGTTCCCTGAGCTCCTTGATCTCGAGGTGGACAAGGCAGAAGAAGCAATGAGCTGTGCTGAACGTGCTGCCCAAAATGTACAGAATATCACAGCGAATCAAACTGCCGCTACATTGGTAAATAATTATCTGACTTCTATTCTCAGAGGTATGCTGCCAATGAAAGATACTGACAGAACAATCCTTACTACTGCAGGAATTAATTTTAATGTTAATACCAATGTATTCACATCTGAATATTTAACCTCTGATTACCTGCAGTTAAAATAATCCACAGAAGATATGAGAGGCCAGACTACGCTGGCCTCCGTATCCTTTTAAAAGAAGGTGAGTTATTAAGTGGCACCCACAGAAAC